ACGCATCGCGGCCGGTTTCGCGAAGGCGATGAATCGTCCTGAACCCATCGCTCTCCTAGGACCAGGTGATCTTTGAGCATGCTCAGATTGGACCATAGCTCACGGATTGGGTAGATTGATGGCCATAGGCCAGTAGCTGGCAAACAGGGGCCCGGGGGGTCGTGGGACCTCCAGATGGCCAGTCTAACTACAAAATAGTCTGGTCCCCCAAACCGGTCCGAGCCCCTTGCAACATTGATCTTAAATTTTTGGGAGACGCCGTGGAAGAACAGGCTTTCGTGTGTACCTTGATCGCTCTGACGCTATGCGCGGTCCTCGGTCTTCTGCTCTTGGCTCGCGCGATCGAACGAGATACGTAATATCAACAACCTCCCGAGATGAAGCTAAACTCGCTCTGGAGGCACGTACGCCAGAGGTGGCCCCTCGAGGTCGTAGCTCAGAGAGTGCACACGTGGTAGAGCGGCGGCCGAAGCGAAAGCTAAAACCGTGAGTCGCGGGTTCAACTCCCGCCATCTCGAGGGGCTCTTGTTACTCGTTATCAACGAAGGGAAAAGGAGTACTCCTTATGTCTCAACAGGTACGCGACGTCTCATACGAGACCGACGACCTCGTCCACAAGTTCGGGCAACTGATCAACTCTGACATCGCCGATGTGCCGGCCGACCTCTACGACTACGGCGCCAACGGTGAGGTTCCGGTTTACCCGTGGACCACCACCGCGAAGCTGTTCACCGTCGACTCGAGCTCGGTGAATGACGACGGCAACGATCCTGAGGCCCTCGGTACCGGTGCGCAGACCGTGTTCGTGGAGGGTGTGGACGACGCCCTCGGAACGGTCACCGGCATCCCGTTTGGTGTTATCACTGAAGAGGTGGTGATGAACGGCACCGACGCGGTGACGATGTCCACACCCCTGTGGCGAGTCAACCGAGCCTACGTCGGCGACGTCGGTTCCGGGCTCACGAACGCTGGAGACATCGACGTGCTCGACGGTGCCGCCATCGTCGCGCGTATCCAGGCCGGTAACGGCCAGACGCTGCAGGCGATCTTCACGGTGCCGGACCGCACGTCCGAGCAGTTGACGAAGCGGTTCCTCAAGAGTTGGCGCGCCTCTTTCACCGGCGCGATCCCGACCTCGTCCGAGGTGACCCTCTATCTCTACATGCGGTTGGCTGGCAAGGGCTGGCGGGTGCAGGAGACCGCCATCCTGACGAACGCGAACCCCACAGCCGCTGAGAACCTACCCGACCCGGGCGAGGCTTTGGTCGTGGGCTCGGACTGGCGCTGGGTGGTCACCGCCAACAACAAGGACAACGTCAACATCGACGCCTCCTTCGCCATCGTCTTCAAGCCATGAGTGGTGTTCTCGATGTGGCGCTTGATCGGCTGGTCGTTCCTCGCGGCCAGCCTGACCTGCTCTCCTGGTGTAAGACCTGAGCAGGGCCCCGTTCCTCGAGGAGCCACCGTGGTGGTACACAACGACAACTGGTCGGACGTCGTTGTGTACCTGGGCTCGACCAACAGAGGCGTACCTACACGTCTCGGCCGAGTAGGTAGCTCCTCAACCGACACCCTGCGAATCCGGGTCCTACCGATCTCGGACCTGTTTCTTGAGCTGACCTACACAACCCGGGGCCCCATCATCTGGGTCTCCGAGTCTCTGTTCTGGGTCCAACCCGGTGACTGTGTCGAGTTAGGCGTGCAGGTCGTGGTCAACATGTCTACCGTTCACGCTTGTTTTTCTTAGCCTCCACCGTCTTGGTCGTCGTTCAACACCTCAACCGACAGCGAGACGGTCTCGAAGTGGTTGGTCGTTAACCAACCCTTCACGTGATCGAGTACCTCGTCCAGGGTCGCGAACGCACCACCTCGTGCAGGTGCCTCATCCTCTACCACTATCGTGAGTCGATACCTCATTCTCCACCTACCTTTCTGATCGGGTGATTGCAGTCTGGGCACATCCCGTCTTTGTGCTCTTCGAGTGGCCAGCCACAGGCGACGCAGCGGTTGACGGCGCCCTCCGTGCCGCGGAGCGGTCCATGTTGAACTGCTTCTTTCACCGGCTGGTGGCAGGTCTCTCGATGGTTGACCCACGCCACGAGGTCGGTGGTCTGGTACCCACACTCACAGAACGCGGTACGGTACCCGGACGTAGAGTTACGACCACGGAGATCCACGATGGCGTCGGCGGCCTCCTGGTTGAATGGTCCGACGCTGGCCATGAGCCGATCGATGAGATCCTGGTACGCCGGGACCTCATCCGTCGCGGTCAGGTTCGGTCCGTGCTTCCCGACGAAAGAATCTCGCGCCCACTCATCACCCGACTTGTCTGGGTTCCCCTCAACCCTGACCTCTCTCTTGGTCCGGGCCCGGCGCCCGGAGCGGAACCTCTGAGGTTCGAGATCCACGACCAGGTCCGCCTGCGCCTCCTTCTCTTTGAAGTTTGGCTCAAACCACTCACCGGACACCTCCTTAGCCCAACCCGCCAGGACCTCACACCCACATTCTGGGCAAGTATAGAGATCGGCCGCCACTAGGTAGTAGCCGTCTCGTTCGCCCGTGACGAGCACGTTCTTCCCGACACTCGCCTGCATCTGCAGCCCGCACTTGGCACAGGCAGCCTTCGGTATGTGAGTCATACGCCCTCCTCTCTTTCTGCCAGCCGTCGCCGCCGGTACGTCTCCAGGCACGAAGGGTGCAGGTAGACGTTGGTGAACTTCTTGGCCTTCAGGTCGTTCGCGAAGGTGTATCGCCTGGTGGCGTGGGTCAGCCGGCAGACCTCACAGGGTATCGTTCTGGGTACTCCCTTCACGGTGTCACCCGTACTCTGAGCCGGCCGGTGCAGTCACCGACCTCGAGCTCGCGACGGCCCGTCGGTACCCGCACGTGGTACCATCCTTGCCGATCTCTCCTCAGTCTGTCGGGGTCACGGGCCTCCACCAGGATGCGCTCAGCGGCATCCGGCCGGAAGGCGTTCCTGACGTGGATACAGAACCAACCCCACGTCGTGGGTTCAGCTCTGATAACGCGAGTCAGGTGACCCTCCACGAGTACGTCCATCCTCACTTCCACGTTCATCTCTCTATCCTCCCTCTCTGTGTTCAAGCTAACACCTGGTCCGTCACCCTGCCAGGGCCGTCCGGGATCTCTCGGGGTACCACGACCTGGTCCATGAGAGAAGTCATCATTGGAGCAGTCTATGGGGCCTCGGTCTCCCTAGACCGGCACGGCGTTCAGCCTCATCTGAATCTCCTTACCTTGGTCCGGGGAGCCGTGTGGGCTCGCCGGGGTGAACGGCCATCTACCAGATCAGCGAAGACGGGCGCGATGTCCTGCACCGCCTCGAGGTCGCTGGGGTAGAGGTGCCGAAGTGCCTGCACGATGCGAGCCTGGAGCGTGACCCGAGCCGCGAAGGTGGCCGGCCGTTCCCACTCCGTGTAGCGAGCGATCTTGCATCGGATCGACAGGGTCATGCGGCCAGCTTCTCGAGGGCTGCCCAACCGCGGTACTCGTTGAACTTCACGAGGGCCGCGTAGGTGAGCCAGAGTGCGATGTACTCCATCATGTTCTCCTTTGTGGGTGGGGTGGCGAGTACTTCCTCGGCCTGCCTCTGGATCTGGTCCAGCTCCCGTTTCCCCACCACCCCTTTCCTTGATACCCAAGCTAACACCAACATCATTAATCTACCATTAACTTCTCATTAAAGATTGATTATGAAAACGAGGCCCTCAGACCCTCTCTATGATGACCAAAGAAACTCAGGGTACCGTGACCAGGCCGGCTCGAGAAGTCATCTTTGGAGTCATCTGGAGGGCCGGGTCTCCCCAGCCCTCCAGGTCCTAGCACCGGGGCCGGCCTGAGCCAGCTACTCCACATACCAGATCTCGACGAGGGTGTCATCCCGGAACGGGCCTCCTCCTTTCTGGGGGCCCGAGGGCCCCCGGCCGTGAGTGAGCTATCCTCGGTTCTTGAAGATCTTCCTGAGATCTCGAAGCTCCCTGATGAGGTCCTTTTGCGTGAAGGCCTCATCGTTTGTGGCGATGTGCTCGACGTCTTGAGGAGTGAACTCCTCGAGCAGCTTTGCCAGCTGGGCCCGGATACCGTCGTAGTACTCTCCGGTGTAGGTGGGTTCGCCGACCCACTCGCCGGTGTTCTCGTCGATCGCGTTGAGGAGGATCTCGGCATTCTCGAGACCGTAGTGATGGGCGAGTCGAACGGACACCTTCATCCGTTCACCGATGATCTCGAGAAGGCTCTTCTCCGTGAAGCAGTAGCCGTCTCTGATCGGGTAGAAGTTACGTCCGACGTTTGGGCCCACCAGGATCTCGGCGTTCGCCCAGACTTCCCAGTGGTCGTGAGGTCGTGAGTTCTCCCAGCGGCCGTCGCTGAGCTGCCCGAGGAGCTCCATCTTGAGGAGCGTCTTCTGGGCGTGGGTCCGTACCGTAAGGGTGTGCCCTGCGGTCTTCATCTTCTGTCTCCTGTCTGAGTAGTCACGTCGTATCTAGGACTCGAACCTAGGGCATCCGACTTAAACAGGCCGGCGCTCTACCACTGAGCTAATGCGACTGAGTTTTATTCTGCGATCCCCGCTTCCCGGAGCTCATCGAGAAGCTCCTGTGAGTCGGCCGCTAGCTGTTTGTCTGATCCCAGGGCTAACTCTTCGAGGATCACCGCGAACGTCCTGAGGGCGGCGGGGTTCTGGCTGTCGATCGCTCCGCCGAGTACGATGTTCTCGGCCTGAGTCTGAACGCCATCGGGAAGGCCGCTGATCTGTCGGGCCGTTCCCATGAGGGTAGAGAGTCTCATCGTGTTCTCCTGTCTGATGTCTAGAACTAACCTAACACCAATGACACGGTCTGTCCAGTCTTTTTTCATTAACCTTTCATTACGTTTCGGCCCTTGACGTTGGCCCACGACCGGGGCTGTGATCTCAGGGTACCGTGACCAGCCCGGCTCGAGAAGTCATCGCACACGACGACTGGAGGGCCGGGATCTCCCAGCCCTCCAGGTCCCAACTGTCAGGCCGCCGACAGCTCTTGGTTCTCGAACTCGATGAGCAGGATCTCCAGGTGGATGATCATGTTGGCGGTGATGTCCGGGTAGCCGACGTCCTGGTAGCCGAGCATGACCCGTAGTGTTCGCTCGACCTTCTTGCGCGACCAGTGAGCCGTGAGTTTGTACCAGGCCTTGAGACTCTCATAGTTGCGAGCGGGTGTCTTCATCGGTCTTCTCCTTGCATGAAAGTTTGTCCTACATGCGGTCGTACAGCTCGTCTCCGTACGTCCTAGCCAACCGACGATCCGTGTGAGGGGGCTGGAACCCTCGGGCCTTCCAGATCACGAAGCAACACTGGCACTCAGCCTTGCCGTTCTCGATGATCTGCTCATCGTGCCCGCAGGACCTGCAGGTCTCGACGCCTAGTCTCGTGCTCGTCATCAGGAACCGAACTCCTCTCTAGCTTGTGCCATCAGAACGCGGGCCTCTTCGTCCGCGGCGTCTGCCGCGATCTCGATGTTAGCTGGGTACATGACGAACCCGGCCGTGAAGCTGTCACGACCAGCTAACCGGATGAGCTCACCATTCGCCTTGAGTCCGTACCGGCCGTCCTGGGTCTTCTTGATGTAACGTGCCATCTTCTGTCTCCTTAGTAGGTTCCTGTCTGACTTCCTGTGACCAATCTAACATCAATGACACAGGCTGTCCAGCCTTCTGCATTAATCTTTCATTAAGTTATGATTAACCAATCATTAACATTCAACCCTGAGACTGGTTAGGTTCCCAGGTCACTTCCAGGGAGAGCATTTCCGTGCCGAACCGCAGATCGAAGCCTAAGCGCCGTCGAAGGGCGAACTCTAAAGTGCGTGCCCAGCTGCGTCGTAGGCGTCACGGTCTCCGGGTCAGGCGTAAGGGTCGCTCGGCCGGAGGCCCGCCGAAGAAGGCTAGACGTGCCAAGTCTGTGTGATGAACTTGTCGATGGCTTCGTCAAAGAGCTGGCTGGTCTAGGAGATGACCCGGACATCAAGCGGTACCAGAAGGACCCGATCGAGTACATGGTCGAGCGTCTCGGGATCAAGCGAGATACGCTGATCTGGTCGGAACACCCTGCGTACGCCAACCACAAGTGGGATGGTGACATCGATCCTCTGGCGAAGGTCATGCGAGAGTTGGCTCTGTGGCACGACGTAGGAGTTGAGTCGGGGACGGGGACGGGGAAGACGTACGTGTTGGGAGCGGGCCTGACGTTGTGGTTCCTCGAGTGTTGGGAGAACTCTATCGTCGTGACCCTGGCGCCGAAGGCGGATCAGCTCAAGCTGCATCTGTGGAAAGAGGTCGGCTCGTTCTGGCCGGCGTTCAAGGAGCGGCACACGATGGCGAACCTGACCACGCTCTCCCTGAAGATGCGGGGTACCGAGAGTTGGGCGGCTACCGGCTTCCCGGTGCAGGTACGAGCTGGTGAACCGACAGCGACGAAGGCGGCTGGCTTTCACGCTGAGCACATGATGATCATCACCGAGGAGACGCCGGGTATCGACCACGCGATCATGGCGACGGTGGAGAACACGTGCACGGCGCCTCACAATCTCAGGTTAGCGTTAGGTAACCCTGACAACCAGGCGGACGCGTTACATAAGTTCTGCACCCAGGAAGGGGTCACTCACGTTCGAATCAGTGCCCTCGACCACCCGAACGTCGTACGTGATGATCCGATGGTCGTACCCGGCGCCGTATCCAGGGAGAAGATCGTTGTCCGTGCGGAGCGGTACGGTAAAGAGAACAGGTTGTACCGTTCACGTGTACGGGGCGTTTGCCCTACGGAGTCGGCAGACGCACTCATACGATGGAGCTGGTGTGTCGAGGCGTCAAATCGGACATTGGATGAGATCGAAGAAGCTTACCGGTACGGGCCGCCGGCGTTGGGTGTAGATGTCGCGAACAGTGAGGCGGGCGATGAAGCCGCGATAGCGAAAGGCATCGGCCCCCGGCTCATGGAAGTGACCACGCGTCCGTGCCCTGACTCCAACCTGTTGGGTAAGTCCGTCAACAGCATCATGAACGCGGACGGTATCGATGAGCGAAACGTCGGTGTAGACGCGATCGGCATCGGTGCGGGTACGGTGAACGAACTCAAGCGACTGGGTAAACACGTACACGCTATCCAGTCTGCGGCGAAGCAGAAGAGAAGGTCAAATGAGCAAGAATCATTTCTCAACCTACGTGCTCGGATGCATTGGGCGCTGCGGGAGGCTCTACAGCACGGTAGGATCATACTTCCTTATGATGAGGAGCTCTTTCAAGAGTTGACTGAGATTACAACTGAGGATAGAAACGGCCAGATCACCGTGGAAAGTAAGAAGGACCTTAAGATCCGGTTGAAGCATAGCCCGAACAAAGCTGACGCGGTGGTCTACTGGAATTGGTGCCGAGTGAAACGACAACGCGCGACGGGTCTTGTTACCATGATCGACCTTTAAGGAGATGTTGAACGATGCCCCACGATGAGAACCAAACCGATGATCATCCGGTCCTGACGCCGGCTGTCGCCTCTACGTTGGCTGACCCAACCACACACGAGCGGCAACAAGAGTGGTTGGACTACCGCAACGCTGAGTGGCAGAACCAGTCTGAGGGCTGGGCGTTCGCTCAAGCTCACTACTCCGCTGACCTACTTCACGAGGATCACATAGGTGACTTCCTCATCAGGAAGCAGTCGTCGGAAGCAGCTGAGGCGTTCAATGAACGGAAGGCGCTCGCTGACTACACCCCACACTTTGGAGCGGTCGTTGACTCGCTCGCAGGGATGTTGTTTCAGGTGGAAGAGCGCGCCGATCGCCGACTCGGGGTCGAAGGGTCGCCAGGCCTAGGGAGTATCGACGACGAAACGACCCCGATCGGTAGACTGTGGAAGAACGTAGATGGTGCCGGCACGAACTACTCGGTGTTCTGGAAGAAACTCGCGATCGATCTGATCGTGTACCACCTAGCGTGGATCGTGGTCGACACCGACGAGAGCGGTGGCTTCGCTCGGTTGAAGATCTGGCCTGCTCTCAGTGTGGTCAACTGGCGCTGGGAGAACGGCCGCATCGTCGACGTTCTCATCGAGGAGAAGGTGGACGTCCGCACTTCGATTGAGGAGAACCCCGCCCCGGTAAAGAAGTGGGTTCACTACGGGCTCCAGGGCTGGCGCCGTTTCAGCAAGGACGCGAAGGGGGCGCCGGTACTGGAGGAAGAGGGGGCCTACGGCTTCATCGACTCCGAAGGTCATCAGGTGCTCCCGATCTTCCCCGTCACCCTGCCGATGAAACGAAACGTCGGGTGGATACTGGCGCGAAAGGCGAACGTGATCTTCAACAAGGAGTCGGAACGCGACACCTTGTTACGTACCGCCAACTTCCCGTACCTTAACCTGGTCGCCAGCGACGAGCAGTATGAGGCTCTGACGGAGAAGATGAAGAAAGGCTGGCGTGTTTTGCAGTTGGATCCGGATGCGACGCAACAACACGGTTTCATCGCGCCATCGGCAGACTCAGCGAAGATCGCGACCGAGGTTCTTGAGCGCAAGGTGGATGAGTTCTACCAGGTGGCGTTCCGCGAGTACGGTGACGCGGCACAGGAGAAGACGGCCACTGAGATTCACCAGGACGTAAACTCCGGTGTTGGTGCTTTTTTACAACTGCTCAAGGCGGCGGTAGATGAGGGTGAGAACAACACCCTGTTCCGTATCGCGCAGGTTGAGATGCCGAACGCTAAGGCGAGCTGGTTCGTCAACAGCGTAGAGCGGTCGACCGACTTCGCGCCTATCGACATCCAGAGTGAGATCGATCGGATCAAGGCGCGGTACTTCGGCGAGACCGGTCTCGTGCCGACAGGACGAACCGGCAGGATCGCCGCGGCGTTGAAGATCGCTGGGTGGGATGGTGTAGAGGCAGATGAAGACGAGATCGCCGCCGCCGTGGATGCCGCCGCGATCAAGGACAACATCGAGACGATGAAGACCTTGCCGATGACACCTGAGGCGAAAGCTGAGATAGTGGTACGTCTCTTGGTCGGGCTAGGTATAGTCGACCCGAGCGTCGAGGTCGAGCTCGACAACGGTGAGTCGGTTAAGCTGGTAGATCTCATCCGGGAACGGGCCGAAGATCAGGCCGAGCAGGCGGAGGCTTCGATGAACGCTCTAGCGTCCTTCGCGTCGGAGCCGGCGCCCGCACCCACACCCGTACCTGATGCTGAGTAATGTCCGAGCTGTACCGCCGTGCGCAGCTGGCGGCGCGTGCCGCTGAGGGGTCGCTTAGTCGCGAGGGAGTGTTGCGGGTCAGTCGAGCACTACGTGACTACGGTGACGACCTGACGCGAGTGCTCATGACCTTGCCTCCCGGCACGCAAGAGCTGGTTGAGAAGCAGATACTCCTTTTGCGTAGGTATGAGCAAAAGCTGCTGCGGTCGATACGGGGTGGTATCAGTGCTGGTCGCAACGTGGGGTTTAGACAGATACGTGATATGTGGTCACAGGGTGGCATGGAAGCCGCGCGCGTAGGCGGTGTACCTGAAGGGCTGTGGGGCGCGATACGTCGCCCGCCTCTTACGATGCTGGGTGCTTTTGAGGGCCGCGGTGCGGCGCACTGGAAGACGCTGGCTAGTGGGTACGTTGGAGCGGGCGCGGCAGAGGTAGATCTGATAGTGCAGCGAGCTCTGCTAGAGGGTGTCTCGCCTGAGGTGCTGGCTCGTCGACTTCGTCCATACGTCCAGGGAGCGGCTCCACTGGAGAAGGCGTTTGGTGGTCTAGGGTTCGACCCGAGACGCTTGACCACACCCGAGCTCAGGGGCGCCGCCCGTCGCATGAGGTTCAACTCCTCCCGCATCGCGATCAGTCAGATACACGAAGCACGCGCCGAGGCGGAGGTCCAGCACTTCCTGCTGGACCCACTCATCGACGGGGTCTTGTGGCAACTCGCTCCTGACAGGGGCCCGACGGCCAGACCAGATGAGTGCGATGTGCTGGCTAGCAATGACTTCTACAATATGGGTGTGGGCGTGTACCCGGTGGACTCGGTGCCGATGACACCCCACCCACATGACCGCTGCGAGCGAGTGCCGAAGGTGCGACCCGTCTCTGAGGCCGGTAAGCCGAAACGGCTCGGCCGCCCCCGGAAGAGTGTGCACGGTTCACAGGGTGGGCCCCCGGCGCGACTACCTGGTCGCTTACCACGGGGTCAAGCGGACCGTGTTCGGGATCGTACCGAGAGGCTCTTCCGTCTCACTGATGACACGCCGTTGGCGGAGATAGTACAGCTGCAGTTGAGACAGGTTACTCGTGGTACCAAGAAGGTGGGTTTAATAAAGCCGCATCGTCGTGCTCGTCGAACAGCGAAGATCGACCCGATCACCGGTGAGAAGATACCGTTGAAGCCACGCCGAAAGCGTCGAGTGAAAACGGTGGTGCCGAAGACAACGGAGTCGAACCTACAACGGCAGCTGAAGAAGCGTGAAGATGAGATACGTACACGTGACTACGAGATCGCTTCCTGGTACGATGATGCTGGTAATGAGCTAGGTCGTAAGGCAGGTGAGAGCAGATCTATCTCATTCTCAAAGAAGCAGTTTGAGTCTATGCGTGGTACGACAATTACACACAATCACCCGGGGCCAACATACCCGCCCTCCCCAGCCGACATGGATCTCGTTATGCGCGGCGGTATAAAGCGTATGCGTGTCGTCGGCACCGAGTATGAGTACAACATAGAGTTAGTTAAAGGTTCAGCCTGGCCGGCTCGTACCGACTTCGCGAGATATCAGAGTAAGATGGAGGACCTTGTGTTTGAAGACATCGAGAATTGGCTTACTCGCACGGGACTACGTGCCGGGGTTCGCGACTTAAACATGCTTGGACAGAATGAGCTGTGGGCAAGGACGGTAGTTAAGTTTCCTCAGTTGCGCTATACCCGCACCCCCCTCGCTGGTGCTAGCCGGTACAGTAAGCTTGAGACGGCTTGGGCAAAAGAACTCAAGCGACGCACGACTTCTCGAGCAAAGTTTCGCGCCGCTGCCGCACGAGACTTAGACGAACCAGCCACCCTGCGCACCGTCACACGACGTAAGCGTAAGATCGTGAAACGCACGAAGTCGCCGGAGCACTCACCTACGCTTGCATCTAAGTTGAAGAAGCAGGAAGATAAGATACGCGCTGCACGTATCGAGCACGCTGGTTGGTACAACGACGCCGGCGAGATGCTTGGCATAGAACACGGTTCGATGACCACCATTCGGTTCACGCCACGGCAGATGTCGACGTGGAAGAACGCGACACTGACACATAATCACCCCATCGTATCCCTGCCGCATTCACCAGCAGACCTACGCGCCGCGATCACTGGTAACTTGAAAGAGATCCGCGTGGTGTCCGAAGAGTTCGACTACGTTATGTTACGGCCGGCTAATGGTAAGTGGCCCGATGCTGACGCGTTCATCAAGGCGTATGATGAAGCAAACAAAGCGACGTTCAACGTCATGTTGGATCTACGCAAGGGCCGAAGGCCTGGCGAGATATTGTTCTCAAAAGAAGACGCATACATGATGGCGAATCACCGTACGTGGCTCAGTGTGACAGAGCGATTCCCCGAGGTGACGTACCGACGTATCGGCAAGGTGCCCGCACGTTTGGTAAAGTATGAAGAGCTGTTAGAGGCGCGTCTGTCCGGCCGCACCCTGCGAACGGTAGCCCGGCCTATACGTAGACGTCGCATAGCACCGCGAGTCAGGGTAGATCTAGACGAGGCGCTGAAAGACTTCACCCCTGTCGAACGCCTTACCGCGGTTGAGCTGCGGGGCCCCCGGCTGTCCGACCGCCGGGTGACCAACATCCTCGAGAAGCTGGGTGACAGTACGTCAGCGCAAGACGCCATAGTGGCGGCGCGTAAGTTGGTAGGTGGCAGCGCGCAGTTCCAGAAGATCGTCGCTAAGCGCGTTGGTCGTCGTACCTTCCTTCTTGAAGATACCGCTCGGCAGATCATCGCGTTCCATCGGTTTCGCAACGCGAAGATCTTGAGAGGTACCGTGAAGAAGGTGGTGCCCAAGAAGGCTGTACCTAAGAAGGCAGCACCTAAGAAGGCGGCGCCGGCGACGGAGAAGGTAGCGAAAGAGAAGTTAGATGAAGCGTACACGAAGTCGACGTTCAAGCCGACGGAGGATCAGCTCGATGCTGTACGAGGCTACCAAGGTCATTTGTATGAAGAGATGAATGAGTTCCTTCGTGTTCAAGGTGGTAGCTTTGAGAAGCTCTTAGTAGACTATAAGATACGGTTTCGCTACACGATCGATAAATTTTCAGACGGCGTAGCTCGTGTGACACGCGAAGCGAAACAGTTCTATAAGTTAGTCGTAGATCTTCAACGCGCGATCGCACAGGCTCCACGGACGCTGGTACCGATGATAACGTATCGTACGGTACGGTCACCAAAGCTGTTAGGGTTAACTGATGAGATGATGAGAAATCTTGCTGGCTCAATCATCCAAGATAAAGGCTTTATGAGCGTTACAACTTCACGGTCACAAGCACTTCGTTGGGCTGTTCGTACTGAAGGTGACTTTCGTCGTTCTGGGCTTAAGCGTCGGATTGTGCTGTTTGAGATTGATGCACCAGCCGGTACTCGAGGCGGTTGGATGAATGCGGTTGATCCAACTACACAATCGGGTTATTTTGTCAAAGATGAGTTTATACTTCCTCCCGGAAGTCGTGTTATAATTACAGACGTTATCGAGAACACAGCCGCCGACGCGACGTGGCGTTGGAAGGTGAAAGCGAGGTTGCTACCATAATGCCAAAGAAAAAGAAGAGACGGCTCGACAACACGAGGCGGCTGCTGGACTGGTCGGCCGACACGGTGATCATCACGAAACCTAGACCAAAGAAAAAGGCCAAGTGATGCTCATTATCGACCCACCGATCGGGCCGGCCCACGGCGCGAAGGAGATCCGCGCCTGGATCAAGGAGCTCGTCGACATGGTTACGGAGTTCACCGCGGCAGATGATCTAGCCACCGTCAGGTCTGAGTTGGTCCGGGCCCGGGGCTGGTTGAAACGACGCCTTGCTCGAGGCGACCAACCGTCTCCTGGGGAGTCGACCATCAGACCCTAGCAATAGGGTCATAAGACCCCGAGAGATCTCGACCTGGGCCAGGGCCGAAGACCCCGTGAGATCTCGGCTGACCAACCGTCTCCTGGGGAGTCGACCATCAGACCCTAGCAATAGGGTCATAAGACCCCGAGAGATCTCGACCTAGGCCAGGGCCGAAGACCCCGTGAGATCTCGGCTGACCAACCGTCTCCTGGGAGTCGACCGTCAGACCCTAGCAATAGGGTCATAAGACCCCGAGAGATCTCGACCGACCGGACCTAACGGGGTGGACTATCTAGCATCATAGGTGTATTTTCTGGGCACCTACCGTTTCATCAAGAAACGAGAACCGTTCCGCCGACGGCATCGGCGCGCGAACAAATGCACCGGCCAGCATCGTGGCCGAGGAGTAAACTAATGAAAGACGCAGAAGGCAACGACATCATGATTGATGTCGTAAACGGCGAAGACACCATCAACGTTCTTATGCCAGACGGCCTGAAAACCGACGCTATGGTGGCGGCGGACTACATGCCGAAGAACACGTTCCAGTCGGAACTCGGCCGCCGGGCCGTCGGGATCGCTGAAGGTAAGGGATACCGTAAACCCGAGGACATGCTGTCAGACGAAGACCATGTCGCAACGATCATGGAGAAGCATCAGCTGGTCAAGAAGGGATCGAAAGCGGAAGGCGAACCGAAGCCTCCGACCCCTGAGATGATAGCTGAGCTGCAAGGAGAATGGCGCACGAAGGAGCTGGTGCCCGTCCAAGAGTCGCAGGTAGCCGGAGAGAAACGGATCGACACCCTGCTGGGTCGGATGAAGTCGGCCGACATCGTCGCTGCGGCGGCGGCAGCTGGGGTGAAGGAGCGATTCTTAAACGCTGTGGCGACAGGGCAGGATGCTCCGATCGTCTCAATGTTGGGTTCGGTCTTCGGCTTCGATGAGGAGCTCGGCGAGCACTTCGTTCGAAAGGACAAGGATCAGTTCGAGATCACCAGCGACCCGAAGTCGACGCACCCGTACAAGACGATCCGAGAGTTCGTCACCAACTGGGCTGGGCTGCCAGACAACAAGGACTTCGTGGACGTCGCTACGCAGACCGGTGCAAGGTTGAAGGACGCGCCTGGTACCGTTTCTGGTAAGAACGTGACCATCAATCGCGAGCAGGCCAGCGACGCAGGTGAGTACGAGAAGGCCCGGGTCGAGGCGGAGAAGCGCGGGGGCATCGTGGTCGTCTCAGGTACACCTCAGTACGGCGCCATGCCGTCTGGGTAAGACAAGGCTCTATCCTATCGTTCAATCCTGGGCGTGGTGAGGGGCCGGCGACAACAAGGAGCTGAACGATCATGGGAAACACCATTACTGTCGGCGAAGCGTACGATCCGTTTTTCTA